GTTCAATCAACCCGAGGATATTATGGCAACACCTGACCAACTCGCCGAAGCAGAAGCCGCATACCACGAACTCGTCACGGGCAAATCCGCACGAGTCGTCGTTGATGCCAATGGCGAACGGGTTGAATTTGTCGCGGCGAACTCGACCAAGCTGTACCTCTACATTCAGTCGATGCGTGCCGAACTCGGTACGGTGACCAACCGGGTGTCCGGTCCTGCTGGATTCGTATTCTGATGAGTGAGACAACGCAACTCCCCATTCAGGCAATGGGCGGGGGTCTTGAGGGTGCGGAACGTCGTGCCCGTGAAACTGCCCGTTGGTCGCCGTCGATGGCTTCTCCCGATCAGATCATCAACGGGGCGAAACCGCTTGCTGATGCCCGTGGTCGTGACATGGTTACGAACGACGGGTACGCTGCCGGTGCCGAGAACATCTACAAGGATTCAATCGTCGGGTCACAATATCGACTGAACGTTAAGCCGAACCTCGAAGTCCTTGGCTTGAAGGATGACGGTTGGTACGAAGAATTTCAGCGCACCGTGGAAGCACGGTTTCACGTTGCTGCCGAGTCCGAGTCATGTTGGTTTGACGCATCGGGTCGCAACACCTTCACGGGTCTTGTTCGCCTGGCAGTCGGGTCGTTCGTCGTTACAGGTGAGTCCCTGTCGACCGCCGAATGGTTGCGCGATCCTCGCCGCCCGTTTGCCACGGCGGTTCAGGCCATATCTCCCGACAGACTGAGTAATCCATACGGTGTTGCGGACGATCAGTTCTTGCGTCGTGGCGTACGTCGTGACCGCATGGGTCGACCGCTGACGTACTGTATCCGCGACGGTCACCCTGCCGAGTCCTATGGAATGTCCTCCTGGCAGTGGAAAGAGATTGCTGCCGAAAAGCCTTGGGGTCGCAAGCAAGTCATCCACATCTACGATCAGAGGCTACCGGATCAGAGCCGGGGCATTGCCGACATGGTTGCCGTCCTCAAGCAGATGCGAATGACCAAGAGTTTTCAGGAAATCACCCTGCAAAACGCAGTGGTCAATGCGACCTACGCTGCTGCCATCGAGTCCGAGTTGCCGACCGCTGACGCATTCGCGACCCTCGGTGCGACAAACTCGAACGGAGTTATCGGCGGGATGAATGATTACCTGGGTTTCTACCTCGGGGCGCTGACCAACTACCTCGACGGTGCAAAGAACATCGCAATGGATGGGGTAAAAATCCCCCATCTGTTCCCCGGTACGAAGTTGAATCTGCGCCCGGTCGGTACGCCCGGTGGTGTCGGTACGGAATTTGAACAATCGCTGCTGCGCTACATCGCTGCCGCGCTTGGTCTGTCCTACGAAGAGTTCGCCCGCGATTACACGAAGACCAACTATTCGTCTGCCCGTGCATCCATGAACAACACATGGAAGAACATGCAGTCGAAAAAGAAGTCGGTTGCTGACCGTTACGCGAACAACGTGTACGCCTTGTTCCTTGAGGAACAGATCGGTCGCGGCGATGTTCCGCTGCCCACCGGCAAAAAGCGCGATTGGTTCTATCAGCCAATGGTCAAGGATGCGCTGTGCACCTGTGATTGGATTGGTGCCAGCCGGGGGCAGATCGACGAAACGAAGGAAACTCAGGCTGCAATCCTGCGTATCGAGTCTGGTCTTTCAACCTACGAAAAGGAATGCGCTCGCCTGGGTGACGATTTCCGCAAGGTCTTCGAACAGCGTGCCCGTGAGAAGAAAATCATGGAGTCGATGGGTCTGGAATTCAGCATGAATTCATCGAAGGCAAAGGCCGGTACGAAGACTCGCGAGGACAACCGCAAGGACGACGCTGCCGAAGAAGACGAATCCGACGAGGAAGAACTATGAGCAAGCAACTATCGCACGTCATTACCAACCGGCTGAACATGCAGCCTGCACTGATCGCCCCGATGTACGCCGAGTTGATCGCCGATAGCATCCGCCAGATGTACATGGCTGATCACGGCGATGAGGACGATCAGGAGGTACGTGCCCGTCGCAACCTGCTGGCGAGCTACGGTTACAACTACGTGCCGAGCGGTGAGGAAAAGCCGTTTGCCTACGCGAACGGTATTGCCTTCATTCCGGTCAGCGGCTTGTTGATCAATCGGTTCAGTCGCTCGTGGGGTTGGGTGACGGGTTACAACTACATCCGCGAAATGCTGAACGCCGCCCTGGTCGATCCCGATGTGAAAAGTATCGTGTTCGACTGCAACAGCGGTGGTGGCGAGGTGTCGGGCTGCTTTGAACTGTGTGCCGAGATTCGCGCATCACGGGATGTCAAGCCGTCAATGGCTGTCGTTGATTCAGCGGCGTACTCGGCCTGCTATGCCGTCGCGTCGTCGGCAAGCAAGATGGTCGTCACACCTTCCGGTGGTGTCGGCAGCATCGGCGTGGTCGCCATGCACATCGACTACAGCAAGTGGTTGAGTGAAGTCGGCATCAAGGTCACGTTCATCTATTCCGGCGATCACAAGGTCGACGGTAATGCCTACGAGCCGTTGCCCGAACCTGTTCGCAAGAGCATCCAAGGTCGCGTTGATGCGATCCGTACCGAATTCGTGTCCCTCGTTTCCGAGAACCGGGGGATCGATACCCAAGTGGTGTTTGACACTCAGGCCAAATGCTTCACGGCATCTGAAGGTCTTGACCTCGGGTTAGTTGACGCAATCACCACCCCGATTGAGGCGGTGCGTGCGTTCGTAAGCGAGCTTTCCGGCTCGGTAACCATTCAGGAGAAAACTGAAATGAATGAAGCTGAAACCAAGTCGGGTGACGCGAACCCCAACCCGACCGCATCTGCAACTACCGTCGACGCTGCCGCTGTCAAGGCTGCCGAGCGTGAGCGCATCAAGGCCATCACGGGTCACGAGTCTGCCAAGGACAAGCAGGTTCTCGCCAACCACCTGGCCCTGAACACCGAACTGTCCGTCGAGCAGGCCGCGCAAATCCTCGCCGCTGCCGCCCCGGAAGGCAAGCAGGAAGAAGCCGCTGCCGACAATGCTTTCGTCGCCGCCATGAACTCCGACAAGCACCCCAATGTTGGTTCGGGCGATGCTGCCGAGAACATGACCGACGCTCAGAAAATCCTGGCCGCGCAGTCGATGGCGACCGGCGTTAAGTTCTAACCCATTTCCAAGGAGATAGATCATGGGTGTTGTTGATAAAGACCTCGCTGCGAGCGAGATTGTTTCCTTCTCGAATACGCCGCTGTTTGCCGGTGACGCCGAGGTGGTCACTGAAGAGTGCGTTGTCGATACGGGCGTTCACGCCAAGTATACGGTCATGGGTCGCATCACTGCTACCGGCAAGGTCGTCCAACTGACCCCCGGTGCCTCCGATGGCTCGCAGATCGCTTGCGGCGTCCTGACCCAAGCTGTCGATGCGACCGCTGCTGACGTTCGAGCAGGTCTGTACACGGGTGGTTTCTTCAACCATGAAGCCCTGGTATGGCCGGCAGGCACTACTCACGACACGCTGATCGAGCGGCAGGCTGCGTTTGCCCGCACCCCGATCCGCATCGGCGCGATCCGCCTGTAAATCAACTTTCAATTGAGAGGACAATCGTAATGAAATCGCAGAAACTCAACCTGTTGGTCGGCCTGGCGGTAATGCTCGCCTTCGCCGTTGCCTACATGATCGGCGTGCCGATCCAAGCTGATCACGCCGGTATGGCTATTGGTCTGTTGGGCACGATGGGCGTGTACGACACGACCACCCTGCTTGAAGTGCAGAAGGTTCAGAAGGTGCCGCTGCAGTTCTTCCTTGAAAAAGCGTTCACCCGCCAGATCAACTTTGAAACTGAATACGTGTCGTTTGACCGTGTGTCCGAAGACTATCGTCGCCTTGCCCCGTTCGTTGCCCCGAATGTCCAAGGTAAGGTTCTCGGTCGCGAAGGTTCCGAGATGCTGAACTACAAGCCGGCCTACGTGAAGCCGAAGCACGTCATTGACATGAACGACCCGCTCGTTCGTCAACCTGGCGAGGCTATCGGCAGCGGGTCCATGTCGCCGGAACAACGCCGCATGGCTATCGTTGCCTCGCTGCTTGAACGTCACAAGAACATGCACCTGATGACCCGCGAGTGGATGGCTGCGAAGGCTATCGCTGACGGTAAGGTGACTGTCGAAGGTGAGAACTACCCGAAGGTCACCATTGACTTCCGCCGTGACGCAGCCCTGACCGTTGTTCTGACGGGCGGTGCAAAGTGGGATCAGCCCACGACTCGTACCCCGCTGGCCGACCTCAAGTCTGCTCGTGCGCTCGCCAACGCCAAGTCCGGTGCCGTCATCCGTGACGTGATCTTCGGTGCAAACGCCTGGGCGCTGTTCTCCGACGATACCGAAGTTCAAGCCCTGCTCTCCAACCAGGTTCGCGGCTCTGCTTCCGACTTCGCCAAGATGACCGATGGTTTCGAAGATTCCGTCGAGTATCTCGGCCAGTTGTCCGGTACGAACGGCCAAGGTCTGATCCGCCTGTGGCTCTACTCGGCCAAGTACCGCGACGAAAACAACGTTCTGCAGGACATGGTCGACACGAACACCGTCGTCGGCGTGGACTTCGCCTCCGTGCAAGGACATCGCTGTTTCGGTGCCATCCGTGACGGCAAGGCCGGTTTCAAGGCGGTTGATATGTTCCCGAAGATGTGGGAAGACGAAGACCCGTGGGCAGAGTACCTGATGACCCAATCGGCCCCGATCATGGTGCCGAAAGAGCCGAACGCTACCTTCTCGATCAAGGTCGCCTAACAGCTTCACCGGGGCGGTGCCTGACGGTATCGCCCCAATCTAACCTCACAGGAGTAACGCAATGCAACTGATCCCCCTCTGCACCATCCGTGTCAAGCGCGATACCAAGTCCGTCACCCCGGAAATCGGCAAGCCGTTCGACTTCACTGCCGACGAAAAGGACGACCTGGACAACCTGGCAAAGCAGACCGGCAATGACTACTACCGCCTGCCGGTGAACGAGACTGCCCCGGTCGCCGCTATCGCCGTCGCTGAACCGGAAGTTGAAGCCGAACAGTCCGAAGACGTGAAGCCTGCCGCCAAGTCGGGTAAGGCTGCCAAGAAGGCTGACGAATCCCTGTAATGCCTTTCGATTTTTCGAAACTCAAAGCGCAGGTTCGCCAAACGGTTCACAAGACCTTTGGCGTTCCGGCGCTTTACTCTGATTCTGCAACACCGTCGCCGGTCGACGTGCGGGTTCGCTGGCACTCGCGCATCGAGCAGGCCGGCGATCTTGAGAATCAGGGTTACGCCAATGTGATCCAGGGTGTTGACCGTATCGTGTTCCTGTCGTCCGACGCTCGGTCGTTGGGTGTGAAGAAGAACGGTACGGTGAAAATCTTGAATTCCTTCGAGCCGGGGGTAGATGAGCCGGTGTTTGTACTCGTCGCTCGTGAGCCAAAAACCGGACCCGTTGAGGAAATCTGGAACGCGGCACTGAAGGGCTGATCATGCCTGTGACCATCAAATCCGATTTGTTGAACGAGGTTCGCGAATACTTCGAAAAAGCCCCCGACCTCGCAACCGACTCCGCAATGATGGCAATCAACACCGTCATCACACGCAACGGTCTTGCCGCAATGAAGCGCGACATCATGTCACAGGTCGCGTTCCCTGCCGGATACCTCGACCTTGAGAGTCGCCTTGTTGTCACTCGCAAGGCGACGAGAGGTAGTCTTGAGGGGGTGATTACGGGTCGCGACCGTGCCACGTCGCTCGCACGTTTCGCGCCTGGGCAGACCCCTCAGAACACTCGTGGTAAGGGTGTCACGGTTGCAGTGAAGCGCGGGCGATCCAAGACGCTGAAAAAGGCATTCCTTGTCAATCTGAAAAACGGCAACGTCGGTCTTGCAGTACGCCTGAAGCCGGGTGAGGCATTGCGCAACAAGACCTACGGCAAGCCGGTCATGCTCGGAAAGAATCTCTATCTGCTGTACGCACCGTCCGTCGATCAGGTTTTCCGCACCGTCGCTGACGACTCCTTGCCGATGTTGGGTGAAGAGGTAACCAAGGAGTTCTACCGTAATTTCGCCCGACTAAGCCGAGGTAAATAACATGGCCGATCCATATCGTCTTGCCGTAATGAAGGCACTCACTGAGCAACTGAAAGGGATCACGGTTGCGAACGGATATACCTACGACCTGACAAACAGTGTCTTCCGTGGTCGCGCTGTGTTCGGGGATGACGACCCTGTTCCGATGATCAGTGTTCTCGAATCGCCGCGCAACGAACCCGGTCAGTTCTCCGGTGAAAACGCACGCAAGGGTGACCTGACCGTGTTGGTTCAGGGTTGGGCGGATGACGATGACGAGAACCCGACTGATCCTGCTTATTTCCTGATGGACGCAGTTGAGCATCGCCTGGCTCGCGTCACGGCAATCAGTTCGAGTACCGGCGAGCCGGTCTACCCGACTGAGTACCTTCTGAACCGCCTCGTTGCCGACTTCAAGGTGCAACCCGGTGTCGTCAGGCCGCCCATGATGGACGGCATATCCAGCAAAGCGTTCTTCTACCTAGCGGTCACGCTGACACTTGTCAACTGACCCCAATAGCGTATAGTTCCGCCGAGCAATCAACTTTTTGTTTTAACTCAACTGAATGAGGTATTGAAATGCCGATTACCGCTGATCTTGGTGGCAAAAACTACACGCTCGGTAAAGGCCGGGTTTTCTTTGACCGCTTCGCTGACGGTGTGTCCGTCACTGCAAACACGCAGGGTGAGGGTGAGCGTTACTTCGGTAACACCCCGGAATTCTCGATTTCCAGTGCCTCGGAAAGCCTGCAGCACTTCTCGTCCGAGGGTGGCATCAAGACCAAGGACGACGACGTTCAACTGTCCCTCGACCGCACCGGCAAGACGACCGTCGACCACATCTCCAACGAAAACCTCGCCCTGCTCGCCCTGGGTGTGAACAACACCGTCACGCAGACCTCTCAAGTCGGCTTGACCACCACCTTCGCTTCGGCGAAGCGCGGTCGCTTCTACCAGCTTGGCGTAAGCGCGGCCAACCCGAGCGGTCTTCGCAAGGTGAGTAACGTGGTCGTCAAGAAGGGTGCAGGCTTCGCAACCACCGTTGCTGCCGCAGGTAACTATCAGTTCGACGCCGACCTTGGCCGCTTGTACATCGAAGAGAACTCTGTCGACATCAACAACGTTGAAATCCAGGTCACGTTCGACGCTGCCGCCACGACCTACGATCAAGTTGTGTCCGGTACGAAGTCTATCTACGGTGCGTTGCGCTTCGTCGCTGACAACCCGAAAGGTACGAACCGTGACTACTACTTCCCCTACGTCAAGATGGCACCGGACGGTGACTACGCCTTGAAGGGCGAGGAATGGATGACCATCGGCTTCACCTTCGAAGTGCTGAAGAAGGCCAGCAACATCGAAGCCATGTACATCGACGGTCGCCCGGCCTAACCTGAAGGATCGCACAAATGTCCCTAGCTGATTACCAGCCGGAACAGCGTGTGATCCCCGTCGGAAAGACCTCGTTCCTCGTGACGGGTCTTTCCCTTGGTCACATCACATCGCTTATCCGCACACACCTCGATGACCTCGACGCCCTGTACGACATTGGCAGCAAGGTCATCGGAAACAAGGTCGACGTCACTGAGCAAGACCTGACCAAGATCGCCGCTGCCGTCGCCGAGCAAGCCCCCGGTTTCGTCGCAAACCTGATTGCCCTGGCTGCCGGTGAATACAACGCACAGGCCATCAACAACGCTCATTCGCTGCCATTCCCGACGCAAGTCAAGGCGCTGATCGAAATTGCCGAACTGACCTTTGCGGAGGTTGGCGGGGTAAAAAAAGGATTGGAGTTGGTCGCGGGACTCCTGAAGAACAATCAGTCGGAGAGTCAGCCGACCCTCCTGTAATACGGTTTTATCACGGTCTGCGACGGGACGTGAGCTTGCTTTTGTCGGAAGGTCATACCGACGCTCGCTCATACCCCGTCGCTGTTGCTTGGTCGGAAGCACGAGTAGTGCGTGAGCGACTGGCTGACCGTGCAGTTGGTGAAGCAGTAATGATGCAGAGCGTGATCGCATCCCTGTTCTCGAAAGAAGGCCAGAAGGCACTACAGGCACTAATGCAAAGGATTGAAGATGTCGGTTGATCGCAAAGAGATAGACCTGATCATTCGGGCGGCACTGCAAAACGGCAAGACGCTCGACGGTGTTACCAAGTCGATCACTGACATCGAAAAGGCATTGGACGCTCAGTCCGAAGCGGCGAAGCGAGGTGAAACCTCCATCGACGAACTGAAGGCTACCCTTCTCGCACTCAAGCAGGTCCAGGATCAACTGAAAGACCAGGCCGGGTTGATCGGCCAGTTCCAACGACTCGGTACGCAGATTGCCACGACTGCCGAGAAGACGGACAAAGCGAAGAAGGAGTTCGAGAAGTATCAGGAAAAGCTCGACAAGGCAGGGAAGGCTACCGAGTTTCAGT